CCAGACGCTGCCAGTCTGCGAACGTCGTTCTTAGCCGCTCGACCGCCGGCTACTCTTTCCGCGGCTTTGAGGATATTCGTCATGGTTACGAGGCCGGAAAACTGCTTCATGGCTGCGTTCCAAGGGGCCATGAGAGACACAACGCCGAAGCGGGACGAAGCAGCCTGCAAGCCTCGCTCAAACATGGAGTGACGGCCGAAATCTCCGGTAATGTCGGCCATCGCCATCGTGCGACTATCCAGCACCATATCCAGCGCTGTTCCCGCCATCTTCACTTCATCGGCCGCAACGCGGAATGCCTTGAAGTTGCGTACCATCGGCAAGAAACCGTCGCGGAACGTGCTGGTAAGGCCATGGGTGAAGATCACCTTGCCCATGTCAGGGATGGCCGAAATGGTCATGCCGCCGAGCAGACGCACATAGTTCAGGTTGCGGGCAACACGATTGGCACGCAGGATCAGGCCATCAGGGTTGCTGGGAAGCTTGTACTGCCCGCGAAGGCGGTCTCGGATGCCGTTGATGTCACGGATGGCGTTCGCACGATCCTTCTGGAGCCGCGTGCGCTGCTTCTGCTTCTGCGCCTCGGTCAGGCTCTTGTCGCCATCGACCTTGGCAATCTTGCGGTTCGCCTCGTCGTTCACCTTGCGGATTTCCTCAGCCATATCGACCGAGCCGAACTTCTTCGCGATCTCCACGTCTGCCGACATGGTACGGACCTGGGCCTGCAAGACGCGCTCGATGTCGAGCTCCATGAAGTTCTGTATCTTCGCGCTTTCGATGCGCAGCAGGCGTTCCTTCAGCGGGCCTCGCGGGCCTGACACGATGCTGTCATAAGGAATGCGCCCCTCGGAATTGCCAAGGATCGTGTCGATGGTTTCTTCGACCAAATCGCGAATTTCGCCGTCGAGCAGCTTAGCGAACTCTGCCTGCTTTTCGTCCGCTGCCTTCGCAGCCTTACCCGCTGCCGCCTCGGCATCCACGGCCCTTGCGGCGGCGTCACGCGCAGACTTGAAATAGTCCTCCAGGATGCGTGCGAACTCGCCACGCTGGGCGATAATCTTCTCGCGGTTGTACATGCGGAAAAGGTGCGAAACGTCGCCCGCAACAGCCACATCCTCGGGAAACAGGCCCGCATCTATCGCGGCACGCTTCATCGACTCGTCTATTTCGCGATAGCGCTGTGCCGCCGCCGCGACCTCGGGGATATCGTGCTTGCCGCCAGAGAAAGCAGCCTTGCCGACTTCCTCGCGGAATTGCTTTGCTGTGAGCTTCTGTCCGCCACGCCATGCCTGCAATTCCGAGAGCATGGGCGAGATTGCCGCCTTGAACGAACCAACCTCCGGCGTGCCATAGAAATACTTGGCGTAATCGGCGTCGATGCCCTGCAAGGTGGTCGCCAGCGGCGCATTCCACATCTTCATGCGGGTTTCGACCGAGCCGCCAATCTCGGTTGCGACGCCTTGCGCGTTCTCCGCATATTCGAGCGGCGTTTCGGCCAAGCGCCGCACCGTCTCTCGTGCGGTATCGTACTCGGATAGCTGAAGACGGATGAGCGGGTCTTGCCGACTGGCAATCGGCAGCTTTGAAATTATCGCCTCATCCTTGAGCGTCAGCGGGCCGCGATCACGCGCCGCCGCGCCGGCCGATTGGCCCGCACCTGTCGATGCAAAAGCGCTGTCAATCGCGTCGTATTCCTTCTCCGAATCCTCGATCTTCCTCGAAATCCGAGCCACTTCGCGCGTGCTGAGATAGCGCCCGACAGCCGTTCCAAGCGCGCCGCCAAGGATGATCGACCCGCCGATATTGTAAACGCTTTCCTCGCCGGTCCTTGTGACCTGCGTTAGCTGTAGACCAGTCTCCGATACCGTGGCGTCTATGGCGGCACCAGTCGCTGCACTAATCGCAGTTCCGGCCAACGATCTTCCCGCAGCCGCGACGCCGCCCCCAACAGGCAAGAGCGTCGGCAGATCAATTAGCCCCGCCGCCATCGATGCAACAAAGCCCATCCCCCCTGACGCCTCAAGCGTGCGCCGATCCTTCTGCTCCTGCGTGATGCGTAGCTTCAGGGCATCCGCCGCCTTCTGGTTGCGGATACCCGCGAATGCACGGGCATATGGGGCGTAGTCTGGATCATCCTTGATATAGTCGATGGCATTGAACCCATCCTCTACCTCATCAGGATCAGGCATGCCGCGCGCGGCGAGCCATGACCTTACCATGTTTTCAGTTCTGAAGGCTGCGCCCCACGTTTCCATTGCGGACGGGGGGGTGACAGGCTCAGGCCCCGTCAGATTGGTGATGTCCCGTACCGGCTTGCGCACTTCAATGAACGGCATCAGTTAGGCCCCAGCACGCCAGTGTCCTGAGCATCGCGGAACAATTGCTGCCTTTGGTCCTTCAACTGCGCTTCCGGCGTGTCGTCGGGCGTGACCTTGATCGTCGGCAGCACGGTCGGGCCATCAAGGAACGAGCTGAGCGCACCCTCGCGACCACCATCCGGCGCGTCCTGAATTGCCCTCATGTCCGCATCGTCCACGCGCGCCCATTCAATTTCTCGGTTGATTAGCCGTTCACGCTCAGCCTTCACGCCAGAAATGTCCGGGACGAAAAGCTTGCCCGGAATAGTCTGGATGTTGCCGTTCGGGTCGACATACCCAACGAAATACGCGGGCATCTGCCCCGCTTTGATCATGGCATCGGTTTCGGGCGTGGAGACGACGATCAGCGAATTGAGAACGGCTTCCTTGCGCATGGCAGGGAGGCCCGCCTTTCGCGCCTCCTCGCTCGGGAACCAGCCGCCAAGCGTTTCGTCGTCAATGAACTGCGAAAGCTCCTCTGCGATCTGGTCGCGGACATAGCCGAACGGATCACTGCCCGGCATGGCAGGCCAGTAGCGCTCCGGCGGATGCTTCATCACAACCTTGCGGCCCGCGATCTCCGTCACGCCATAAAGGCGCTTCAGTTCCTCGCGCGCCCTGTTCTTCGCCAGTTCAGGATTGCCGCCAACCTGATAGAATTGTTCTTCCGCGATCGCCAGATATTCAGCCTGAATGCCGAGACGCTGTGCTTCGTTAAACCCGACCTCAGGGTTCGAGCGCCAGCCAAGAATGCTGTCATCGAAGAAGCTCGCGATATCCTCGTTCTCAAGCTGCTTCTTAAACTCCTTCGCTGCTGGCTCAAGCGCCTTGCGCTCGCGGCGCTTCTCCGGGTCATTCTGCTCGGCAATCTTCCGAGCAGCATCAGCCGGAGACATATTCAGATTGTTGACGTAATGACGGAAATCATCAACCCGGTTCTGAATTTCCGAGCCGCCATCCCTGCGTCCGAGAATTGATGGGTTGATCTGCGCGATCCTGTCGGCTTGTGTCAGCGCGGCCTCAACCTCGGATGGCACCGTGCTTTCCAGGCCGGCACGGATCGAATTGTGGACCTTTTGCGGGACAACGCCGCTCTGCGCGATCAGGTCTTCGGTGACAGTCTGCAATTGATCTTGGGGAACGGATTTCTCGATGGCGTCATAGACCCCATCGACCGTCTTCCGGTCATCGCCAGAATACGGATCAGCCTTGAGATGGCCCGCCTGGAATGCTGCTACCGCCTCGGCAATCTTGATGTTGTCACCTTGCCGGGTACGCAGCGCGGCGATCAGGTCGGCCTTGTGCGCATCGTTCATGTTCGAGGACATGATCTGGGCAACGCTCGCAACATCGCCCGTCTGGATGCCAAGCTCAAGACTGCCCTTCTCGGCGTCGTACAGAGCTTTTTGCTGTGCATTGATGGCGGTTTGCCCACGCTGTGCGGCGGCTTCCATCTTGCCGAGAAGAACAAGCCGTTGTTCGAGCGTCAGCCCCTCATAGTGCCGATCAGCGGGCGCAGACGCCGCCTTCGCCCCGCCCATCTTCTTATCGGCCCACGACACCACCCACGACGCGCTCTTGCCGCGCAGAAATTCGTTCGCCTTCACAGCGTCAGGCCCCACAATGCTCTCTATCGAGGCTCCGGGGTCGGCCTTCAGAACCTGTGCGGCACCACGCGGCCCGAGGAAGTGCGCAAGATAGATATTTCCCGGCGTCTGTGCCAAGCCCTGCGCGGCGAGGAAATTGGCGTTCTCCTGCGCATAAAGGCGGGTCATCTCGCGCGAAAGCGCATAGTCATTCCGAAGCGCCAAAACCTCCCCGTTCGTGCGACCATTCATCAAGTCAGGTCGATACTTCCTGACCATGCCCAGCCACGTGGACGAGATAAACTGCCCCGCGCCGGTTGCCGACGACTTGGGGTTTTTCGCGTCGGCGCGCCCGCCGCTTTCAACGCCTATGATCCGGTCAACGAACTGGTCGACTGCGCCGCCGCCGATGCCAAGTCGCTGCCTTGCCCCAGCGATTTTCGACGGGTCTTTCTCAATCTCCTCGATTTCTCGCTGACCGAACGTCAGCTTGAACATCTCCTCGGTCTTGCGCCTCCATTCCTCCTTTTCGGCAGGGGGAAGTCCAGATGACTCAATCGTGCGAAAGGCATCTTCCTTCGCCGCATCGAACATCGCAGGGTCGTTGAACACCTGCGTTTGCAGCACGTTCACCCGATCAGTGATGCCGGTGCGATACCATGTATTGCGCTGATCGACCTCGGCGGCGGCCGCCTTGTCCACCCACTGATTACGCGACGTGGCGAGCAGTTCGGCAAACTTCGGCTTGAGAGCGTCAGGAACGCCCTTCATGAACGCTTCGGCACGGGCGTTGTAGATGCCGCTCACCGTATCGGTGAAGCCAGCGCCGGACGGATCAATGTTGGCCTGCTTCTCGGCATAATCTGCCGAAACATCGTCCTCAAAGCGGAGGAACGCCTGATTGGTGGCGAATTCCTCCATCTGCATCTGCTGCTGAAGACGGCGGTTGTCCAGCGCCGCCATCGTGGACGCATGATCGCTGATAGCGCCCCCGAGCCGCTGAAGGCCCCGACCAACGCTATCATCGACCTGCGTCGACGGGATGCCGCCGATGTCGAAAGAGCGCTGGCTTTCAATGCGACGGATTACAACCATGGTGGTTTAGGACCGCTGGTAGGGGTTGGAAATCATGGTCCGCTGCATCCCCATAGACGCCATCTGCGTGAACGCATTGATCCCCGTCGAAAGCGCCCCGAGGTAGCCGCCAGTCATCGCGTTGCGGGCGTTCTGACGGGCCATAGACGACTGGAAGCGGTAGTTGTCGCTCTGCACCTGCGCGCTGTACTTGATGGCCTGCTCGTCAAGGCTGGCCTCGGTAGCGCTATCGATCAGGACATCCAGCGGCGATCCCTCAAGGGCTATGCCGCTGGAAAGGTACTGCCCACGCATCCGGGCAAGCTGCCGGTCGTTCTGCCGTCCGAGCTGACGGGCATCATACGCACCTTTCTGCTGTGCCATCATGGCTTGTCGGTCGGCGTACTGCGCCTGCAACTTATAGGACTGCGATTGCGCGGACGCGCTCGCGAGCGTGCCAACCATCGAAACGGCAGCGCCAATCAGGGGCAAACACATTACGGCTCACCTTCGATCTGGAGGATGAGAGAGCGGACCAGAAGCGGCAATGGATGGTCGGTCTCGAAGGCAATCTTGCCGTCTCCGCGAACCCACGAACCTTCGATCTGGCACGGGATAACGCCCGTCACCGGCGAAACCTTGTTCCCGAAAAGCTCATCGCCCGGCTTGAACAGTTGCTCGTAAATCTGTTCGTAGAGGTTCGGCGTCCAGTAGTCGCCGCCAGACGCGCCGATTTTAACCGCGCATGAGTCCAGCACATCAATGCCGACGCCCTGCACTGTCCTGCGCCGGCCGAACAGCGTCCCGTCCTGCTGTGGCCCGGCGACGGGGAGCGTGACGCCGCGCGATTTGTAGCGCAACCCAACGCTGATCTTGCTGGCGGACGCAGGCAGCGTGATTGACCCCGACGCGACGACAAGCCCATCGACAACGCCACCATCTGCCAGAACCGCGACTTCCTCGCCTTCCAGATGATCGAGGCCGGTGACTGTCGTGATTGGAGGCCCATCATAGCTCAGGCCGCAATCGACGTGGAAAGCGTCTTCAACATCGTCAACGTCGCCATCGAATGGCCTTTCCAGAACTTCGATGTAGCGTTTCGTGACCCCGTTGACCGTGCGGCGTACGACAAGATAGACATCCTCATAGCCTGGGTGAGGCGAAGGCACGACGGCCACGCTTTCCACGAAGCCTTTGGCGATGGCGTGCCTGGCGAACCCAACAACGCGCTGATCGCGGTCATAGGTTACACCGATCAGTTCGCCGTTGCCCATGACGCAATAGATTGTCGGGTCGGGACGCTCCGCGAACGCCCAATCGACAATCCCGCTTTTGAAGAAATGTTCGCCGAGAAGGGAAAGCTCCGGCGCGACATAGCGGTTTTGCTCGCCCATGACGAGTTCACGAATCTTGGTCGCGCCAGCCCCGACGTAGAGCGTAACACCCCCTATCGAAAGAGGCTGGAGATGGTCCGCTCCGGTCGTCGGCCCCTTGCGCTGAGCGATGTTCGTAGCGGAGAATGATTCCGTGATGTCGTTTGGGCCTACCGTCCTGATCTGCCCCGCCGATCCGGTTACGAGATCGTCTTCCCCCGCAATCCAGACAATTTCGTTCATGTTCGAGGAAAGCAGGGTGATCTTGATACCGTCAGTGTCTACAGCAGGATCGCTCGACCCGTATTCCTCGAAATTGCCCTGCTTCGACCCGAATACCGTGACCGGCTCGGCATCCGTTCGCGCCCACATGATGCGCTCGTTGAAAAGCGAGACCGCCGCCGGGAAGCCGCTGGCGGCAGAGAAAGCCCCCAACTTCCACTGAACGATTGGTGTCGTATCGGGAAGCGCGTGCCCATAGAGGCGGATTGTGACGGCCGTGGATGACGCGCGGCTTTCGATGCGCGCCCACCGCCAGCGGCCATCAGAGCCAAGAAGCGCTATCGTTCTTCCTACGTCTGACGTGAGGAACCCAGCCCCATCGTTGATGCCGGTCGTTGCCGAGGCGACAAGGTCGAACGGTGTCTGGCTTTCTGCCCGCTCGTGGAAGCCGAGTTCGCCAACTGAGCTGTAACTGTTGTTTGTGTCGCCAGTCGCGGTCCAGATAAAACGGTATGCCTGATAGCCGGTGGTGTTCTGAAACTCGAAATATCGGGTCTCGCCCGCCGCCCAGCCACTTTCGCCATCGCGGCTGTCAAGAGTTACCCACACAGAACCGGTGTACCCCTCAAACTTCCACGCGGTCGGCGTTCTGTTAGCTTGCGTAGGCGCGCTTTCAGATTTCACCCAATATGCGTCGACAACCTTCGTCCCACTCGGGAAGGTATAGGACAGCGATCCCGTTGAGGCGCTTCGTTCATAGGGCGTTGTCGTGCCATCAAACGCTCTATAGGCGTTCCCCGAGCCGTCGCCTGAGGCAACGGTGCCGGCGGGAGTGGTATTGCTCGTCATGATCGGGACAGCAGACCCGCGCCCGGCCGGCGTCAATGACGTGCCGGTCGTATTGGCAGTGAGATACGGCCCATCCCGGAACGTAGCTGCCGCCAGTGTCCAGTTGGTATCTCCAAGGCGCGACAGCTTGCGCGGCGCATGGCTTTTGTGCGCAAAATAGGCCACGTCGTTGAACTGCGCGTAGGAGAGCCGATCAAGGTCCGCATCAGCGTATGGGTGGCTGATTTCGTATGGTGATCCCACGACGCCACGCTGCGCGATAAACCTTATTTTCCCATCGTTGAGGCACAGCACATATGACTGCGCCTCAGAGAACTTGAAGGGGAATATGCGGGCAAGAGCGGTGGAGTCCGCAACCTCCGCGATAAACCGGGTGCCGGATCGACGGCGTAGCCCGCCATGTGTCAGCACCTGAAAATTCAGAACTTCGTAGAGAGACTGTCGCCAGAAATCGACATCGGCGCGCGAGCCAAGAAGCGGACTGATCTGGCCTTTCGAGAAATCGGCTTGGAGCGAATAGTAGGCCATCAGCGCTGCGCCACCCACTCGTCATCGGCAGCGCGCGGGCTTGTGCCCTCGATCGCATCGACAAGCCATGCATTGCGCATGGCTTCGGCGAACAGCCCTTGCGCGATCTGCTGATAGCCCTGCTTGCCAGTCACCCAATGGGCGCACTTCATCGCCATGTAGCCGGCCAGCGCTTCGATAAAGACAGCCGGGTAGCTGGCGTAGGCTTCCACCCTCGCGACGTACCTGATCTTCAGTGGCGCGGTTGCGTTGGTGAGGATTTTGCCGCTCTCGACCTCGTGCGGGATGGGATAGCCCTCATAGTTCCCGCATCTGGTCAGCGGGATAAGGCGCAGGCAATCGGAGGGTAGAGTGTACGCAAGGTCCCATCCGAATGCAGGCGGCGTCAAATCGGCGGGGAGAGATGCCCGCTTGAGCGCAAAATTCCAGTCGGCACGAACAAGCAAACTGTCGCGCGACACTGCAAAGTTGCGCTTGCACCACATCGCCACGGGGCGCTGGTCCTCAATGGAGGTGATCGGAGCCTCCTTCAGGATATCCAGCGCTAAATTGCAGATCGTCGTCTCAGTGGTCATGCTGACACCGTGATCGTGAAGGAAGCCGTGTCGCGGTGATTGCCGGCCGCGTCAGTGACGCGAATGGCAGCAGTGTAGGTGCCTGCAGTTGTCGGAGTGCCAGCTACAACGCCCGTAAACTTGCCGAGCGTCAGGCCAGAGGGCAGCACACCAGAGGCGATGCTGTACTGATAAAACTCGCCCTGCCCGCCCGACGCCGTAACGGTAAAGCCGTCATAAGGCGTGCCGACCTCAGCCGAGGTTACAGGCGTTGCCGCAACGGCGAGCGTAGCCGCAATGCGACGACGCCTGTTTTTGACAAGCAGCCATGCGGCGACAGGGGAAGAGACCATCAGACAGGCCGCTGGTTCTTGATGGTGCGCTTGCCGTCAGGGCGCTTTTCGCTGAGCACCTCGACAACAGCCTGCTTGGCCGCTTCGCCAGCCGCCGTGTTCAGGCCACGAAGCGCACGGTCGATGGCGCGCGCTTCCTCGTTGAGTTCGTGAAGCGTCTTCTCGCGAGGTGCCGGCTGCTCTGCAACGGGCTGGTCGAATGACGCCTCGGCGATCTTCTGCTTCAACGTGTCATCCGACCAGCGCCCATCAACCTCAATGCCGAGCGCTTCGGCCTGTGCCTTGAGATCGCTCATGGCAAACCTCACTTCACCGCCGCAAGAATGGCATTCACTTTCGCGGTCAGCGAGGCGATGGCATTCTTTGTCGCGGTATCCGAGATCGAGGCGATGGTGTCGCTCGCGGTGCCTGTGGAATTGTCGGTCAGCGTCTTGATGGTCGCGATGTCCGAGCGCGACAGCGACCGAGGAAGGTCCTTGCTCATGGCAGGCTCCTTTAGTTGAGGTGATGTGGAGATGAGACGGCCTTCGGGCCGTCTCGTTAGGTGTCTTCGACCAGCACGCCGGTATAGGTGCCCTCATTGACAGTTGCGCCGCCGGCGGCAACCAGACGATCAAGCATGATCTTCGCGCGGCGCTGAGTCATGCCGGGAACACCCGACGCAACCTGGGAAACGGTGCGCCCGCCATTGGCCGCGAGGTACAGCAGGATCGACACAGCATTGTCGATTGCCTGCTGGAAACCCGCCGCATCGAGGTCGCCACGGCGAGTGTTGTTTTCATCAAACCACAAGGTGCTCATAGTTTCGTCCTTTCATGGGTGAGGACGGGGCCGAAGCCCCGCCCGATCAGCCGTTGGTCAGCAGGAACGCCATGTTGATCTGCTTGCGCTCCGGGTAGACCCGCTCCCAGTTCGCGGCATTGGCCAGTTCCGCATTGGTCGGGAACTCGCCAGCAACCGACGAATCGGTCCACTTGATGCCATAGGGATGCAGCACGAACTGGCGACGGCTGTAGAGGATGTCGCCGCCCATGCCGTTGCCCTGATCGGGCTTGGCTTCCAGTTCGATGTTCGGAGACGGCGAAGTAGGGGCCTCATTCCAGCAGATCGAGCCGCGACCGAGCAGGTACGTGACGTATTTGGTGCGGTTGGAGCCGGCGATGGTCTTGACGCCATCGTCCTTGATCACGCGCCAACCGAGATAGGTCGGGAAGCGAACCTTCCCTTCGCTGTCCGGGATGAAGTCGATCAGGTTCTGCTTGGCAAGCCGGTTGTAGACCACCGAATGCATGATCAGCGTGTCGAGACCGTCCGACGCATCGCCCATGGTCTGGGCGGTGTCCAGAATGGCCTCGGCCGAGATCAGTTCAGCCGGCGTGACGGCCGACGCGGAGTCCGACCCGATGTCGTTCACCATGTCCGAACTGTTCGCGGCCACGTTGTCGAGATAGACGCCGTGGAGCGTGGCGACAAGGATGCGCTGGAACTGGCGGGTCCAGTAGGCCGAGACGCGCTCGGCAATGCGACGCGCCGGGTCATCGCCGGCCAGCAGGCCCGAGAGCCGCATCGAAGACCACGCCTCGGAACGAACCTGGCGCGCAGCCACGTCCTTGCCGGAACCGATCTTCTCGGGGGTGATAAGCGACGCAGGATCGTCGTTGACGACGTTCGACTCGGTGTTGTCCAGATCCTTCCAGAACGGGACATTGGCCGTGCGACCCCCGCCAGCGAGGAACGACGCCATGTTGGCATCATTGACGAGGATGCCCGAGTTGAAGATTGCGGACTTTTCCTTCGTATCCTTGACGATGTAGTTGTAGAAAACCTCGGGAACGATAACGTCCGAGAGACGGGTGGTAGCCATTGCTTGATCCTTTCCGAATGGCAGAGCTATCCGCGGCTATCGGAGGCCGAAGTCAGCGGGGTTCTTCCCGGCCGCTCGCGCCAGCGCCGCAGCTTTCTTCGGGTCTTCGCGGCTGAGCCGCCCCTGTTCCGTCAGGTTGAAATGATCGTCGGAGAACGGGTTCTTGAG